TCAATCCCAGGTTTAAAGTTTAAATCATTCGTAACAGCTATATAGGTGTGTCCATTGAATGAATATTTTACACGGAGGATCGTATACTTTACATTCTGTGGAATCGTAGTGTTCCTAAAGTTTCGACGTGTTGCATTTACAAAAAACTCCTCCAAAGTACCATCCCAATCTTTACTCTCCTTTTTCCAGAAATCATCCTCAATCAGATACTTCATCCCAGGCTCTATCGCATATTCAATTTCCTCAGACAATATATAGTTGTCTGGAAGTGTCGTCAACTTTCTGAATATATGATAAATAAAGCTTAAAAGTTTGAGTAACATTTCTTTATATAATGGAAGGAAACTTTTTAAGTAGATACAACAACAAGTTGGAAGAATGGACGACGGCCATATCTACAGACCCAGCCAATAAAAATAGGTATCAGCGCGAAATGTCGGAATATATGATTAAATGTATGCCCTACATGCATCAACATACTGATGAAGGTGAAAATGAAACACATACAGATAATATTTTCAATGTAAAGGAAACCGTCGGTCTCAAAAGAAAAGATATTTTTACAGAATATTTGATAGATGTAGAAAAACAAAATATAAACCGACCATACATAAAAAATGCCATAGATAGATGTAAGACATGTCCAGATAGTAACATACTTTCAATGTATGACACCAGTGATTTAGTTTGTGATTCTTGTGGATTAGTTATAGCGAATTTAGTAAACCAAGAACTCACCTATAGAGAGGAACAGGAAACATCCGAAAAGGTAATCAATTATTCGTACAAGAGGGAAAATCACTTTAACGAATGGCTCTCACAGTTTCAAGCACAAGAGATGACATGTATACCCGAAGAGGTCATTGAACAATTGAGATCGGAATTGAAAAAGATGAAAATCAAGAAACTTGAAGACATTACACATGCCAAAATTAGGGGTTTATTAAAAAAACTAAGACTGAATAAATACTATGAACATGTCCCCTATATCACCAATATACTCACTGGTATTAAGCCTCCAAATATGCCACAGGAATTAGAAGAGTACCTACGAATCATGTTCAAGGACATCCAAAAACCCTTCGATAATAACTGTCCTACGGAGAGGAAAAACTTCCTCAGTTATTCCTATGTCCTCTACAAGTTCTGTGAACTCCTAGGAGAAGATGAATACCTCCAGTACTTCCCCCTCCTCAAATCGAAGGAAAAGTTGTACCAACAAGACGTCATATGGAAGAAAATTTGTGATGAACTTAGATGGGAATTTATAGCAACCGTCTGACAGAAAACAAATCGCATAGCTTTTCATCAATGGAACTTACACATTTCTGTTGAAAAGTTGCATTACGGCTCCCAATTACTGCATGATTTTCGTCAAAATCTCCACCTTCTTGAATCAATTCTGTATAAATTTCAATCAGGTCTCGAGCCCTTAACGCCAAAACAGCTTTTTTGTTAATCATATTCACAAGCAATTTTAAAACCCGTGAGATGAATAACTTTTCTAACATATCCTCCTTACCTGAAAAAGGGAACCCGTGGACGGAGAAGCTGCTAATGATGTCAATGAGAAATACAATTTTGTCTTTTAAATCAATGGTTACATGCATCACATGTTTGATCAAATTATCGTCATCTTTGACGGGGTCAACGAAAGCTTTTTGGATCCATTTATCAGCCATATCAGGTAAAGATGACCATTTCGCATCGACAGGCTTGGTGCTGTTGGCCAATATTTCAATCAATGTTCCCTGTAGACTGAATCGACTCCCCTCACTCTTAGAGAAAGTTGTTTGGTTTACCAACACATGAAAATGGGTCTTTAGGTAATCGAATAAGGGGTACATGAACACTTTGTTCAACTCCTGCCAATTTAAACTACTGGATGACCTGTTTAAAATCATGTAATGGTCCTTCATTTTCTTGTAATCATTGCGTATCTCGAAAGAAAGCTTGTTCAAGGATAATGTAAAGTTATTTATAGTTTGTTGATCAGTGATCGACAATTTTTTGAATGTTTTGTTGTGATACATATCAGGAGATAATTCCAGTAGTTCATTGCCTTTGAGATTGAAATCTCCTTTCAAAAATCTCAAAATCGTTTTACAACGATGCATTCCATCGAAAATTTCATCCGAGAGTTGGTCGGGGCTAGGAATCACCCATAGAGGATTCATAGATCTTTGAAGAAGAATTGATTCGATTAAACGTGTCTGCATCTTATTATTCCACGGTTTGAAATCACGCTGGAAGTTTGGGGACAGGTTGAACCACCGCTCGTCAATCTGGTCCGCAATTGCCTTGTCACTGATTCTGCAAAGGTGCTTAATAGAAATAAGGTTACCGTTCATATTGGAATGTTTTGTGTTTAAAAAAATATTCAATTCAACTCACTTAGGTTTACAAAACTAGTTAAGGAGGTAAGATACTAAACTATTATAGATGATCTTCATAGATAGACTGGTACGCTACTTTGCAAAAGACATCTACTTACCATTGAGGTGTTATGCAAATAAACGGCAACTCCTAAATAGGAGGGACTGCTGCAATTGTAAAATTTATTGTAAAAAGCCCCCAAATGGGGGCACCCCGGCACTTCAAGAGATTACGATACTTAAGTACAATGATTCTATATTTTATAATAAAAATGGAGCAAGCACTCTACGAACTGGAAAATCAGGTCCTTCCGCATTTAGAAGACGTTAATCTAGAGAACACAGAGGCACAACACTGCCTCGAAGAAGTTAGGACTCTTCTTGGTCGGGCGCGGGAACTCCTTCATGGAACTCTAACGAACCCAGAGGCTCAGTACCAAGAATCTCTACAGTTCTACCAGAGTCTGGCGCAGGTTCTACCCCTAATGGTGTTACTTCAATCTTTCGAATCTCCGCCTCACGTTCCCGACACGGTGGATAATTTACCAGATACGCAGTCTTCAGACCTGTCAGATGAAGATAATTTTTACCCTGCAACTCCGCCGCTTCATTTAGAGACTTGATGATTTTGAATTCTAGAATTGTAGTATTGTCAATGATCATATCTATCCTCAAATTTCCAATCACGTGACCCTTAAACTTAATCAATACAACCCTCTCAGACTCGTAGGGTATCCCATTCTTCCTAAGTAGAACTTCCATAGCATTGTGATATACTCTCTCACTGTACCCCGGACCCAGGTCAGAATATATCTCCCGAGCAAAGTCCTCTATATTCATTGGATATTGTTCAAATTATTTCTCTAACTAAAGTAAGATGCCGTCCAAAAGGCCAATAAGTTCACAAGAGAGGAGACGACAAAAAAAGGAGTCTGTTAATCGGGCGATTGATCAACTGGCAAATAAATTTAAAAGATTGAATATAGGTAAAAATCGATACAATTTGGGTACTATCACCAACACCAATAATCGATACATGACTGTGCGTTTAAGTCGACTTCTCATCGATAGACTCAAAGAAATATACACCAGAACTTGGAATCAGAGAGTTGAGTATGTGGGTAGCGTTCCCTTCACTGTAAGCAATACACGAAACTATGTGAGATTTAATCAACCGACCGCCAGAACAAATATGCAACTGGCTTCTGTGATGCCCACACAAGAAGAACTAACTCAGTACATAGTATATCATACACACCCCGTGCCCCCACACGGTACTCCACTTTTCACATACCCCAGTGAACCGGACTTCAGAGCCTACATAAGTAATTATCCAGCTGTTCAAGCAAATATCATCCTCGAAAATCAAGGATACTATGTTATAGATCTTATTGAAACAAACATGAGAATACCAAACGCCACAGCTGTTGTTAATCTTTTTAACCAACTTATGGATGGTCGCGAATTTCAAAGGGTGAGAGTTGTTTGGAGTTCCCTCGTATATATAACCACCACCACAGAACAATGGAAGAGAGCTGTGAATAACTACCTGGATCCCATAATGCGGAAACAGTTTGGTATTTCCGTTAGATACTACACGTGGGATGAACTTGGTAAAATTACACTACTAGATAAAAATGTTCTTATGAATATATGAGCCTCCGCCTCATCCAACTTCCTACCCGACTTGTGAAAGACCTAAAGAAGGTGAGCAGACTTTCTACCAAACAAAAGTGGGAGTACGGTGGGAGATTACTTTTTGATGATACCTATACCTATAAAGGTTTAACCAAAGTAACATCAAAAGAAAGAGCTCGTATAGATAGTAGTGTTCTAGAGCCCGAATGGTATTCAAATTCAACGTTCACCTATCACACCCACCCGGGTATCTTCTCGCGCCCAAATAGTGGGTGTGAAAAATGGAGCGTCTTCACCACCCTCCCCAGTAATTCTGACTTTGAAGCCTACATCAAGGGATACCCCGAAATGAAAATCAATTTTATTTGTGATGCACATGGATACTACATCATCGATGTCCTAAAAGCTCAAGAGATGAACACGTGTGTATTACCAATAAGTATCACTTCCGAGATGAAGACTATACGATACGAGGACTTTCTTTACGAACGTGGATTTGGAGAAGATAGGTGTGAATATTTTTTGACAACATTGCCTCACTGGAAAATGTTCATCAATCAGGAGTTGTATCCCCGCATGATGAACTTGTATGGAATATCCATTCACTACTATGGCTATGAGGATGAACCACCCATGGTTATCATCGACGCATGAGTGAATCCTCCAACTCATCCACCTCGTACCAAGCGAGGTGACATTCTTCGGAATGCACATCCAACTCACAAATCTCCTGTGCTTCTTCTATGGCTTCCTTGAACCGTAGACGAAGTCTCGGATTATCTGGTGGCGCGTCCTCCGGACGAATAAGCCGTGGTCGGTGGTATAGCCCATTTAGGGTTCTAACCTGAATCTTCCTCAACTTCATTTTGTGGAGAATCTGATTTTCAGAAAAGGTGGCGAGGCATTTCATATTGAGCTATACTAGATATTTTCTAAGCTTGTAATAAAATGTCCTACAACGTCGAACCATGTACCTTCAAATACCGCGTCTCCTCCCTAGAGAAGGTCGTCGATGGTGATACAATCGATGTCAATATAGACTTGGGTTTCGATGTGTGCACTAAGCAGCGTGTCCGCCTCCTAGGTATCGATACCCCAGAGTCCAGGACCCGTGACCTCGAAGAAAAGAAGTTTGGTCTCCTCTCCAAGAAGAAGTTGAAGGAATGGTGCCTAAAGGCTGTCGCATCTGAGAAGGACGATATAGAGATCGAACTCAGATGCCCAGAGGCGGATTCTAGGGGAAAGTTTGGCCGCGTTCTCGCGGAGATTTGGGTGTCCGAGGATGGACAGTGGACCAATGTCAATAGGTGGATGTGTGAGGAAGGGTACGCTGTCCCCTACGTAGGACAAAATAAGGCGGATGTCGAGGCCCTCCACATGGCGAACCGGGAGAAGGTCAAGCATCAGTTATAGGGTACTTCCGAACCCATAAATTACAAATCCATTTTTCACCAGACTTTACAGGTCTCCCACCATGTAAAGCCTTGGACGTGTCAAATTCGTAGTTGTCCAATGTGTCGAAGAAGAGGGCATCCCCTGCATTCAATTTGTAAGCTTTTTTTAGTTTAGGAAATACAGTTTCCCCACCATCATAGTCATCATTCAAAGCTAAAATAAACGTATACATTCTCTGGTTTGTAGCATTTGCTATGACATCTTGGTGTGGAATGTAATGACCACCCTCTTCGTATCTGAGAACTTGGAGATTTTCACAATTGGTCAATGGTCTATCTGTATAGCTTATACATCTTTCAGCTATACCCTTAATAATTGGGTCATCGAAACCCAGCCACGCAGTCTCACTTTTTCTAACTTTTTCATCAACTTTACGTTCCGTTGATATAGTTGAAGGTGTGAGTTCCTTTTTCGCTTTCTGAATAACATGTGTCCTCTCCTCCGGAGTTATAAAGTTGTGGAAAACCCGTGGTTC